CCCCTTTACTATGTAAAGATACGAAAAATAATTGGAATATACAAGCTTTTTTCTACTTAAGTTTCAACTTTAATTTGGTAATCATTTTCTTTTCTACTCCGTACTTATCACAAATATATTTTATATGTTCTCTTCCTTCTTTAGTTGCATAAAGTATTTCACAATATTCTTCTGCTTGTTTAGATGAACATGAAAAATCTTGTCTGAGTAATTCAACTAGAAAACCTTCGTACTTATCAATCTTCTTACCTTTTATATATTTCATATAATATCTACCCTTTGGTAAAATACCTATTAGTAGAAGATATAAAGATTTTGGTTCTAGTGTTTGTGTGTATGGTTGTATTTCTGAAAGAACTTCTATCCAATCAGGATTCATAGAAAGAAATCTATGTATCATATAGTTAGACCATGTTTTTTTAGAATCAACATCCAATGTATCCCAATACTTAGGATTCTGTACTGATGTTATGTTTGTTATGTGGTCGAATAGTGTTCTTTTTGCTGGCATATTATATATCTTTTTCTTCTATCAATGGTAATTCAATTATTGTTGGTAATTTTTTATCTGTATGAAATTCATTAAATAATTCATAAGATTCCATATGCATATTACAACACGTTTTTTCAACTTCATCAACATGTACAGAATATACTTCTACTTCTTGTGCATTTAAAACATCATCAGTAATATCTGTATATTCTCTATGTACCAATTCATAATCATCAAACTCTTTTGGCAACGAATTTAGAAACTTTCTATAATCTTTAATTGTCATCTACTTTTTTTTTAACTGCTCAGGTAATAATTCCTCACAAATCTCTCCACAATCACCACATAGATATAACTCTACGGGTATAATTGCATCATTTGGTGTACCTGTAATTATTTTTGATACTTTTAAAAACTTAGTAGCTGGTATAAATACATTACCACCACAACTCTGACATTTCAATTCGGTTGCTTTAGATAAATCTATCTGTGGTTTGTTTGGTTGAGGATTAGCTCCTCCTAATATTTGTGCCATAATTTATTTGTTTATTTAATCGAACCATTGTGAACGGTCTGTTTTCACATTTTTAACCGTTTTCTTTAATACTTCTCTTTCTTTATCTTTCCACAGTTTACTATTAACTTTATCTTCTGCTTCTAGTTCATTCTTCCTACCAATCTCATTAGCCTTACTTAACTCTTCATCAGTTATTTCTTTACCTTGTTGTGCCAATGATAATGCAGTAAATCTTTTGGTATGATAAGAACTGAGTGGTTTTGTGAATTGTTTTAAATAAGCAGTTTTAGAATCTAAGTATTCTAAGAATTTATCAAAATCTTCTTCACCTAACTTATCCAACTCTTCATCTGTTAATGGATTTTCATGGTCGTATATCATATAGATAAGTGTGTTAGTTTTTCGTTTAATCTTTTCATATGTTTACAAGGTGAATAAGAACGAAAAGAACGTGCTGGACATTCACAATCATCAATCTTGTAATCAGTTACCCTTACATTATAGTAAGATAACTTACCTGTCTTTTTGTTTCGAGAACCCATTTCTCGATAGTACCAACTATTTGTCATAACCAATGAATTTTAAATCAATATCATTAACTAATCCTTGTGATACTGCATATGGGAATTCTTCGTTTAACCAATAGTTTTGAACATTCTGTAATTCGTTCAAACAATCTTTATACAATTCCTCAACATCATATCCATCACCATATTTTATACCACCACAAAGAACCATAAGTTCATTTAGGATATCCCAATTTGTGGAGTTTTTGTTGATTTTCATTTCGATTTCCATCTTCATGAAGTCTGCAACATAATCATTGTATTCATACATTTCCTTACTCCACGGTTTTACTACTTTAGGTATTATCATATCTTTTATGTTTTATTTACTATGTAAATATACGAAAAAAAAATGAATTATCCTAATAAAATCGATAAAACTTTTGAAACTATTTCTTTTTTATTACCATACTCACTTGATATCACCTTTCCTCTCCTAAAAGCAACAATCATTGGTATGTTGGTTAAATCAACAATTTCTCTACTATCAGGAAAATTATCTGGATTAACAAATACAAATGGAATTTGTCTATTTTCTTTTAAAAAAGAAACTCTATTGAATTCTGGTTTAAGAATATCACAATTACCACACCAATCAGTTCCAAACATAACCATTAACTTTGGTTGTGTTCTTACCAATACATCAAGTGAATCTGTTTCTAAGTTTATCATAGTAAAGGTCCTGCACTACCACATTTGATTGCGGCTTTCATTCGTTGTTCTTCTAACCAAGTTAGATAATTCCAAAATTTTTTTAGTTTGTTTATCACAATATACCAACTATTTGAATTATACAACTCATGAAGGTAATTTCTTTATCAACTACCAATGCATCTTTGTGTTGTGATTCTGATAAAATTAAGATTATATTAGATGTATTTGAACCACCATACTCATCTACCTTTTCATATAAGAATGTATAAAGTTCTGTGAAATCTTGTGTACGAGAATCAGCAACTGCTTGTCTAATATTTTTCCACTTGTTGGGTTTGGAATCATTTCCCTTAATAATCTCAACTACCTTTGATTTTAAATCAGAATCAATTACAGAGGTTGTATCGAGTTTTAATTTTCCTTTAGATGAATTTAACTGACAAGTGTTAATAATCTTTCTAATATCAGGATATGAACTATCAATGATAGGTACAAGGTCTTTTGGTTGAAATACAACACTTTCTTTACCTAAAATCTGTGAGATTTGGATTGCAACATCTTTTTTAGTTGGTGGTACAATCTGAAACTCTTGTGTTCTACTTCTAATTGGAGAGATTACTTTCTCAACATAGTTACAAGTTAGGATAAATCTACAATGTCTTGAGAACGTTTCCATTAAGTTTCTTAGGATTGCTTGTGCATTTGGTGTCATATAATCAAACTCATCAAGTATGATTATTTTCATATCTTTGAAACCAACAGTTGAAGCAAAACCTTTTACTTTGTTTCTAACAGTATCTACATTGTTTTCATCCGATGCATTTATAATGATATGGTCACAATCAATTGAATTTACAATTAACTTTGCTAGAGTTGTTTTACCTGTACCAGCTTTACCGAAGAATAAAAGATGAGGGATTTCTCCACTTTCAAGATAATCCTTTACCTTATCCTTTAAATGTTCATTACCAACATATTCTGTTAGTTTAGAAGGTCTATACTTCTCTACCCATAGAGAGTTGTTTACCTTCTTGGTTGTGTTATTATCCTCGAAAAATGCCATTTATTAAAATGTAGAGTTTTTTACTTCTTTACAAAACTCTCCTAATTTTTCTAATTTAGTAATTAGTGATTGTTTTTGATTTTCATCAATACCTCGTTTATCATTTCGGTTTAATTCACCTATGATATCATTTAATGATGATGCTACGATTAGTAACCCATCTTCTTTTGAGTTCAGAAAATTATCTGATACTCTAAACTTGTTTGCTATTTCTTGTAAGTTTGCCATTTTAATTTATTTTTGTTTATACAAATATACGAAATTTATTTGGACTTTCCTAATAATTTCATAATTTTTTTTACTGTTTTTGGCCCTACCTCTATTTCATGGTAAGGAATTTTGTTTTCTTCTAATACTTTTTTACACAAATTATCAATTTCAATTGATTGTTCTAACTTCTGAAATCTCTCATCATCATTGTGTACTGTTTCACCTCGTTTTAACAAAATATTGATACTATCATATTTTTTATGTAAATCAATAACTAAATTATGGAAAGGTTCTCCATAAAATTCAGCAGGATATCCTTTTGTATAATATCTATGATAAATAGTAGAAAATAAAATAGGTGAATCTATTACTATGTAATCTACTTTACCATAACACTCTGCTATTCCTCTATGTTGGTTGCCTAATACATAAAGTTGGTCTGATATTGCTGGTATGTTGTGGTCCCATGCTAATCTTTTTGGAAATTCATAGGGATTGTTACAACTTATGTGTTGTTTTTTTAGTTTAT